AAGCGGAAACGAGATCTTAGGCGTTTACAACGCCCACGCATGGTTGCGTGTCCCTGATAGCGGGAAAGACTACGTCAGCGCTCCAGTGTCGCTCGGCGTGAACGATGGGCAGTAAAACCTTCGTCTGCATCGCTTCCGGCCCAAGCCTGACCGCGCAAGACTGCGAACTGGTCCGCGCGTCAGGCTTACCAACCATCGCCGTTAACAACTCCTGGCAGCTCGCCCCGTGGTGCGATCACCTTTACGCGGGAGATCTCGCGTGGTGGGGCGCCAACCATTCGTCGGTCCCAGAAGGTCCGAAACGCTGGACGTGTACCCGGCAGGCGTCGGCGAAGTATGGCCTCAACCTTCATACCAAATATGGGGGTTATAACTCCGGTTTGCGCGCGATAGAGTTAGCGTTCGACTTGGGCGCGGAGCGCGTTCTCCTGCTCGGGTATGACTGCAACGTTGAGGCAGGTACCCACTGGCACGGCGATCACCAAGACACGAAGAACCCCGACGCCTCGCGCTGCCGCGAATGGGTGAGGCAGCACGCTAGGTTACCGCAACGGGCTCAGGTCGTGAACTGCAGTCGCGCCACGTCGTTGGAATGCTATGCGTTAGGGTTGTTGGAAAAAGAATTGCAAAAGGTTGTTGACACTTGTGATTCACGCGGCTAGAGTTCGTTTCAGCAGAAGCGGTGGGGAAATGACCCACACAGGCGTTTTACTGAGCGCACTTAGGTGCCCTGCTGAGGTTAGCTCTCTCGGTGTGTAGGCTGGAACCCTACACCTTCTGCCCGAATTCAACCAACGCCAAGTGCCCGCAGATGCGGGAGTTGCACCACAGGATCTATCCGCGCATCGAATTCTTTTACGAAAGCGTGTGGTATCCGGGGTTAGCGCATCGGGTTGCGTAGATAGATCCTGTGGTGCAATTGGTAGCTCAGTTGGTTAGAGCGCGCGGGTTGCTGTACTTACAGCGGAATACGTCCTGCGAGGTCGGGGGTTCAACTCCCTCACAATTGCGCCTTTAAACTCCGTCAGACCCTCACTTGCGCCCGCCTTATGGCGGGTTCTTTTTGCCCGGAGCCTTATGATTATTCATTCTATGAAAGGTCTCGGAGATAACTGCTATCAACGCGCCTTCGTCAAAGCGCTGCCGAAACCCGTTTACCTCGATACCCCCTGGCCGGAAATTTACCAAGATATCCCCGGCGTCCACTTCATCCGCCCGCAAACCACGCTGCGCACTCAGGCAAAGAACATCGCCCGGCACACGAACTGGATTTTGCCCCCTGGCCGACAACCTACCAGACAAATTCGTTACGGCGCCGAAGGCATTATCCCGGGCATGACTGCGTGCTTCGGCGTGGCACCGGCCGAGTTTGACCTACCCCGGCTTCCACCTTCGCCAGTAGACGGCCGCTACGTCGTGGTACGCCCAGTTACCGTGCGTAGCGAGTGGCGGGCGGATACACGGAATCCACTGCCGTCGTACATAGCTTTAGCTGCAATAGCAGCTATGGATCGTGGGTATAAAGTCGTCGTTGTAGCTGATTTGCAGGACGGCCAAGAATGGCTAGTCGGAGAGCATCCGCCACCGGCGGACGTTTACTACCTGAAAGGCGAACTGCCAGTCGAGCAGCTGCTGGCCCTGGTCAAAGGCGCCGCAGCGGTGATCGGCGGTATCGGCTGGCTCGTGCCGGCCGCTCTGTGCGCTAAAGTTCCTGCATGGATCGTATGCGGCGGCCAGGGCGGTTACAATGCGCCGGAACTCATCACGCCGAAAGGCCAAACGAACATTACCTTTGCGGTTCCAGACCGGTTCTGCAGGTGTAAATTGAAACAGCATAACTGCGATAAGGGGATTTCGAATTATGACGCAAAGCTTGCCAGTTGGTTTGACGGACTGCCTCCTCTGGAGTCCTGAAAAGGGTTACGGCTGGCATTCCCGTCCGGCCATGCTCTACAGCGGCGATTACTTCGCCCATTACAGAAAGCTTGATGAGACGCCCATGGCGCGGCTCCTGACCAACGCTCGAAAAGACTTAGTCGAGAAATACGCCCGGGCTTGCTACGGGGTTGACATCGGCATCGGGGGCGGCCGGTATGTAGATGAGACCGGGTGTTGGGGGTACGACGTATGCCGGGATGCGGTGAAGTGGCTCGGGCAGAACTACTTGGACCCCTACAAGACCACGGTACCCTTCATCACTTGCTGGGACTCCCTGGAGCACATCCCAGACCCCCGCGCTCTGCTAGCCCAAGTTCGCGAATGGCTGTTCGTGTCGCTCCCAGTCTTCGAAGACGCCGACGATGTGCTTAGCTCGAAGCACTACAAGCCGGGCGAACACCTCTGGTATTTCTCGTCCACAGGCTTCATCAACTGGTGCGCCGAGCAAGGCTTCGAATGCGTTGAGATGAACCGCGTAGAGAGCGACCTTGGCCGCGAAGGCATCATGTCGTTTGCGTTTAAGCGGGTTGCGGGCTAGTATTGTCTTTCGAGATTGCTACGCCAGTAGGTATTGTGGGAAGGGCGCGCGACGGATGAGCAAACGGACTGGTTCCGTACCTGATCGAGCCGCTACAAGAAGACCACGATACAGCTCTACCCGGGAATAGGCACCGGGCTCGGACAAAACCCGCTTCGGCGGGTTTTCTTTTGCGGTATACTCAGCCCATCTAGCGAGGGCTCGACCATGGCCGATTGGATCACCTACAAGCTGAAAGGCGCTGACGAACTTTCTCGCGTTTTCCGCAACCTGCCGCAGGAGCTGCAGCGCCAGGTTGTCGTACCGGCGGCGAAAGATGCGATGGATATCGTACTTAACGCAGCGAAAGATAACGCCGCTAGGCTCGATCGCCCAGAAACGCCGAACTACATCCCCCGAAACCTCGACATGATCGAAGATAGGAAATTCTTCGAGGAAACCGGTTCTACGAAAATTTCTGTCGGGGTGCGAAAACGCAAGCGCGGGCAGGGCGGAGGGAACACATACTACGCCGCCCTGTTCTTGGAGCTAGGCACCTCTCGAAGCCGAGCCTTTCCTTTCATGCGTAACGCGCTCGCGCAGAACCGTCAGGCCGTCTTCCAGGAATTCTTGTCCAGCGCTAAATTCCAGTTGATTCGGCTGGGTCTTAATTGATAAGCTGCCTTCCAGTATGGAGGGCGTAGACCTTGAAAAAATGCACTAAGTGCAAGGAAATCAAAGGACTAGGGGAGTTCAACCGACGGGCGAAAGCCGCGGATGGATTGACTCACTACTGCAAGGTATGCCTTAGGCTGGCGAATAAAAACTGGCGACAGGCGAATCCGGATAAAGTTGTATCCAGTAGGAAAGCGTACGTCGCTAAAAACAGGGACGAGATCCGAGAAAAGCTTAAGGTATACCGGACAGAAAACGCGGATGAGATAAAAGCCAAGAAGGCGGCTAGGTACCTAGAGAACCGCGAAACCCACCTGGCCAAGGTGAAAGCCAACACCGCTAAGAATAAAGAGTCCATAGCGGCGTATCAGAGAGCCTACAGAGAGGCTAATCGGGCGCGCAATAACGTTCGGCAGAAAGAGTATTTCAACAGAACGCGAGAGGCACGCAACGCTTACCAGAACGCCTACGCTAAACGGCGGAAAGCTGAAGACCCGGTATTCTTGGTAGCCAGTCGTATGCGCGGGCGACTCGGAGTTTTCTTTAACAAGAGCGGGTTCGGCAAGCCTGCGAAGACCTACGAACTTATAGGATGTTCTTTTTCGGAGCTTAAGACTCACTTGGAGAGTCTTTTTACTGAGGGGATGGGCTGGCATAACCGAGAGCTATGGCACATTGACCATAAAACCCCGCTTAGCTCCGCCAAGACCCCGGAGGACCTAAAAGCTCTTTTCCATTACACTAACCTACAGCCCCTGTGGGCCGCTGATAATTTCGCTAAGGGCGCTCGTATGCCCGAAGAGGCAGCATAATGGACGTACCTTTCTACATCGTGTGCAAAGCCGACCCGACCGTGCAAGCGTTGCTCGGAGGCCCGGAACCGCGCATTTATCCGTTCGGCCAAGCGCCACAAGACGTAGCTAAGCCCTACGCTGTCTATCAGTGGATCGGCGGCGACCCGTTCAACATGCTGAACTGCCGCCCGGACGCTGATCGCTCAAGCCTCCAAGTGGACGTATACGGACTAACGACCAAATCCAGTACCGACGCGGCGAAAGCTATACGCTACGCTGTGGAGACCGATTGCTACATTACTGGCTATCGGGGTAACATGCGTGACGAAGAAACCAAGCTGTACCGAACCAGTTTCGATTTGGACTGGCTTGTCAACCGAACTTAAGAGGCTTCACTAATGACCATCAAGTCGCAAGGTACGGACCTGTTTGCGATCGATCCTGCCGACGGCAGCTTGATCGACGTAGGTTGCATTACCTCCCTGGACGGTATCGACACCGCTATCGACCAGATCGAAACCACCTGTCTGAACGATCTGACCCGTACTTACGAGGCCGGTCTCGCTACTCCAGGCGCCGCTACCTTCGGCCTGCAGTTCGACCCGTCCGATCCTGCGCATATCCGTCTGCACCAACTGAAGACCGCCGGCACCACTCTGCAGTGGGCGGTTGGCTTCTCTGACGGCACCGCATCGCCGACCGTCGGCACCGACAGTTCGGGCGACGATGAATTCGTTCTGCCTCCAACTCGTAGCTGGATCACCTTCGAAGGCTACATGAACAGCTATCCGTTCACCTTCGGCCTTAACACCATGGTCACCTCGACCGTGGGCATCCAGGTATCGGGTGAACCGATCGTCGTTCCTAAATCGTCGAGCTAACCCATGACCCTTAGCCTAAAAGACATGGTGAATCAGGGGGCTTTCGTTAAAGACCCCCTGGTCAAACGCGAAATCACTTGGCACAACACCGAAGGTGAAGAGCAGAAGGCCGAGATCTGGGTCCGTCGCGCTTCGTACCACACGATCACCAACACTTGGCGCGCCGCTGAAGGTCACCAAGAGCACCTGGCCGCGCGTATTGCGACCATGGTTTGCGATGAGAAGGGTGCGCCGATCTTCAACGCGGGTGACGTGCTCGGTACTTCGACCCCGGGTCAAGGTCCGATGTGCGATACGCTGTTCCTGGCGCTGATCACCGCGGTAAACGAAGTCAACTCGGGAAAGCCGAAGCCCCCGACGACCTCTGGTTCGAACTAGTTATGAATGGGATCGGCGGTCGAACGATCGCCGAAGCCCAGCAGAACATGTCGATGGTAGAGGCGCGCCAATGGGCGGATTACATCCGGCGCCGCGGGGGCTTGAATATCGCCGAACGGGTAGAGCAGGCCGCCGCTTTAATTTGCTCCACCGGCGCACGGCTGATGGGCAACAAGAACACGAAAATTTCTGATTTCATTCCTAACCGTACTGCAGGCGAAGACGACGAATTGCGGTATGCTACGCCTCAAGATTTCCTAAAGGTGTTGCAGGGTTCCAAGCGATCTCTAGACGTCTTCAAAGCCCAACGATAGGGGAAAAGCCTTGGCAGTTCAGTCACTTGGCCAGTTAACGGTTGACCTCGTAGCGAATACCGCAGGCTTCGAGCGCGGTATGGATCAAGCCGAACGCGCTTTGGCCTCCGCCACCAAAGAGGCCAAGCGCCAAGGCGACGCCCTCGATCGCTTGATTGGGCAAATCGACCCTACCGTCGCCGCGTATTCCCGACTGGACAAAATGGAGCAGCAACTCGCTGCCCACCGCAAAGCCAATCGCCTGGACGAATCGGACTACAAAGTCTACAAGGGACAGATCGACGCCGCCCGGGCTGCGTTAGGGCAAGCGGATATCGCGCTTTCCAAAACGGGCATGACGGCCAAGCAAACGGCGGCCGCATTGCGCGGCGTGCCGGCGCAATTCTCCGACATCGCGGTATCACTCCAAGGCGGGCAGAACCCTCTAACCGTATTCCTGCAGCAAGGCGGTCAGCTCAAGGACATGTTCGGGGGTGCGGGGGAAGCTGCGAGAGCGCTCGGCGGTTACGTCCTCGGGTTGGTTAACCCGTTGACCGTTGCTGCGGCTAGCGTTGCTGTTCTCGCCCTGGCCTACAAGCAAGGCAGCGATGAGGCGACCGCGTTTCAAAATGCGCTTATCCTGAGTGGCAACGCTGCCGGTACTTCTGCTGACCAACTGGCCGCCGTGGCGGAGAACGTAAGCCAATCCGTTGGTACAGTCGGCAAAGCCGCTTCGGTATTAGCGCAGCTCGCTTCGTCAAGCCGAATACCTGTAGCGTCGTTTGATTCGATCGCCATCGCGGCTATCAAGATGGAGGAGGCAACAGGTAAAGCCGCGGAGGAGACCGTCAAGGACTTCGAGAAGATCGCGAAGGATCCGGTCAAGGGTATCCGCGAGTTGAACGACTCGATGAACTTCCTGACCACGTCGACATACGCGCAAATCGAAGCGCTACAACGCCAAGGCGATGCACAGGGCGCGGCAAACCTGGCTGAGCAGACTTACAGCGAGGCTCTGACGACGCGTGCGAACAAGATCGTAGAGAACTTGGGCTACGTGGAAGGCGCCTGGAAGATCGTTAAGGAAGCGGCTAAGAGCGCGTGGGATGCCTTCCTTGATATTGGGCGGGAGGGGACGCTCGAAAGCAAGCTTAAGACGCTGAACCAACGTTTACAGGATATCCAAAACGCTGATCGGCTGAATTCCGCTGATGGAATCGGGAACCTCGCCCCCGCGGATGATTTCCGCCGGGAGCAAACAGAGAAAGAGATTACCGACCTGCTAGTCCAGCAGGAAGAAAGCCGTAAGCGAGCCGCGGCTACTGCCAAAACCGTGGCCGAAGACCGCGCTGGTATTGCGGCAGTCGAAGCGTTGAACAAAGGGCTTGAGCAAAGCGAATCGAAGTCAGCGCAGCTCGCCAAGCGTTTTGCCGAGATCGACAAGCAAGTTGCCGCAGCCGCTAAACGCGGCGTGCAGTACAGCGAAGCCCAGATTCAGCAATTGCGCAAAGCCGCTGAAGCCCAGTTCAAAGAGTCACCAGCGAAGCCGGTTCGGGAAGACGCCGGGCAGCAGATGCTCGACAGCTTGCGGCAGCAGGCGGCTGCATTGCAGCTGCAAGCTACGACGAACGAGAAGTTAGGTGCGCAGGCCCAAGCTCTGGCGCGCTTCGAGCAGCAAATCGCCGATATCAAGTCGAAGGATCAGCGCACCGCCGATCAGCAATCTCTCCTGGCCAGCGAAGACCTGTTGCGTGCTCAGCTCAAACGCAACGTCGCTCTCGAACAGGAGATCGCAGCACGCAAGCAAGCTACCGCCGAAGCCGAGAAGCTGGCCGCGTTCACCGAAGCGCAGCAATCCAAGCTGAACACCGCGCAGGAAGGCCTGAATTCATCCCTAACCGGACTTGGACAGGGCGAGAAACTTCGCGAACGTCTGAAGGAAGACTTGCAGATCCGCAAAGAGTACCAAGCGGAAGTCGACCGCCTGAGCAAGCAGTTCAACAGTGGCGACATCTCTAAGGATCTGTACGAGCAAGAGACAGCGATTCTTGAAGAGAACTTGGCGTCTCGCCTGGTAATGCAACAGGATTACTACAACCAAGTTGACGAAGCGCAGCAAAGTTTCTTCCTTGGCGCCTCGGAAGGCTGGGCGAACTGGGCGGCGGACGCTGAGAACTACAGCGCGCAGGCCAGCGAATTCGTAACCGGCACGCTCGATACCCTGTCCAGCGGGTTGGCCGACAGCTTCATGTCGATCCTCGACGGTACGGCCAGTGTCGGCGAAGCCTTCCAAGCACTTGGCGAGCAGATGGTGAAATCGATCGTCGGCGCCTTGGTCGAGATGGCTGCGCAGTGGCTTGTATATCAAGCCGTAACCCTACTGGCGGGTAAGACTACGCAAGCCAGTGCTGCCACAACGCTGATCGCCAACGCGCAGGCTACTGCGTTCCAGGCATCGCTTGCCGCGTTCGCTTCCACAGCAGCCATTCCGATCGTCGGCCCGGTTCTCGCCCCTGGCGCTGCGGCTGCGGCTGCATCCTTCGCTGCCCCGCTCGTCGCCGGCGTGGCGTCCAGCGCCTTGGCAGGTATGGCGCACGACGGTATCGATTCGGTGCCGGAGACCGGCACATGGCTCCTGCAGAAAGGCGAGCGCGTTACCACCGCCGAGACCAGTGCCAAACTGGACAAGACACTCGACAGCGTGGCGAACGGCGTACCGAGCAATAAAGGCAGCACTACGGTAAACTTGATCGAAGACGCTTCGAAGGCTGGCCAAACGAGGACTCGCCTGGACGAAGACGGCATTCAAGAGGTCATCGATGTGTGGATTGCCAAACTCTATTCCGATGACGACGTGATGGAAGCGCTAAACCGTAAAACAGGGTTGAGAGGTCAGGGCCAATGATTCCGGCATACCCGGCGGGCCTACCGCTTCCGCAGCGATCCAACTACGCGCTTGAGCGGGTGAATCAGATCCGCCGTACAGACATGGATGTAGGGCGCGCCATGCAGCGCCTGGAGTTCGAAGATATTCCGGTAATGCCTCAGCTCACTTGGCGCTTCAGCGAAGCTCAGGCGCGTTTGTTCGTGGCGTGGGCGACGCAGGTCGCGAAGTCCGGTTGGTGGACAGCCACGTTGCTGACCCCGATGGGCTTTGAAGAAGTCAAAGTGCGATTCACCGAATCGCCCAAGGGCCAGCAGCTCTTGGGGAAATTCATTTGGGAATACAACGCGCTTTGCGAAATCGAATTCGAGCCCATGCTACCGCCAGGTTGGGCAGAGCTGCTGCCGGATTACATTCTCGAAGCGGACATTTTTGATATCGCGATGAATCGCGAGTGGCCGCTGTATTTCTTCGACTATCCAACCTTCGCCGCGCTCTTGGCGGATATCCGCAACTTGCGGGATGGTTCCCGGTGGAGCGTTGAGGTTGACGAAACACAAGACGGAAGGCACTCGTACTACGAGGTAGCACGCGCCGACAGTCCGTCGTTGTCGCTGGACTTCATCTCGCAAACCTACGGTGTCGGCAGTGGCGAAGACAATTTGGTACTGGTGGTGACCTATGCAGGATAAGAGCTTTTCCGAGCTGATCACGTTCACGCGCTCGACCACGGGAACGTTCCTGAATCCTGCGACTAGCCTGATCGCAACCGCCGCGATCAACGCCCCGCGCCTGGAAAGCAAAGGGCTGTTATTTGAGCAGCAGCGGGTCAACATGGCGTTGCGCTCTAACGACTTCACTAACGCAGTTTGGGCCAAAGGTGGGCTTGCTGTCGCCGCAGCACCTGGCATTCTCGCACCTGACGGGACGACGGCCACAAAGTTTACCGAAGACACCAGTACCGGGGTTCACCGCGTCAGCCAGGGCGGTATCACCGCGACAGGTGCAACGAAGTATTGCCGGTCTGTTTTCGCCAAAGCAGACGGCAGCGGGCGCCGGCTTTACCTTGAAACGGACATTTTCGGCAACTGGGCAAACCCAGGATCTGCGCGCTTCAACCTTGACAGCGGGGTGATTGAGGCATCCACAGTAACGCTTGACGCTGTGGGTATGGAACCCTGGCCGAACGGATGGTATCGCTGCTGGATCGTGGCAACCACCGTAGCCGCGCCACCCGCATTGTCCTTCGATGTGCAGATGGCGGACGCAACTGGCGCCTCCTACACCGGCAACGGTACGGCGGGAATGTACGCATGGGGCGCACAGTTCGAAGCCGGTGACGGTCCAAGTTCCATCATCCCGACAGTAGCCGCGCAGGTCACCCGTGCTGCAGATCTTGCCTATGTAGCCGCGTCGACCTGGCTGAATGCCGATGAGGGAACGCTATTCGTCGAGACGCAGAACGGGAACAACTCGACTTCGCTTGTCCTGGCGCACCTGGGCACCTCTGTCGGAACTGGCCGCATAAGCGCAGCCCTCAGCAACGTCAAGCTGTCCCGCGCTGAGATCGTGAACGATGCGGGTGTATCGCAATTCGCGCAGAATTTGGGCGCCGCGATCCCCACGGACACTATCTTGAAACAGGCCGTGGCGTACCTGCCAGCCGGCGCGCAATTCTCTTCGCAAGGCTCGCTAGGCGCGGTGAGCGGTGCGGTAGAATTGCCGACCATTGACCGCATCGTGCTGGGTGCCCGGGGCGTGAGCGCGCAGCACATGCACGGCTACATTCGCCGAATCAAATACTTCCCATACCGGCTCACCGCCATTCAGCTGCAGGCCCTGACGACATGATTGACTACTACCTGCGAGCAGATACCGCCGAAGTCCTACAGAGCGCCCTGGACACCTTGCCGAGCGACGTGACCATTGACGCCATAGGGGTGATGTACAGAGTGCTTGACGACGGTGAAAGCGTCGAGGCTGTTCCGGGATACCACGCGAACGTTCGAAGCAATACGCCGATTGCTTGGCCCCCTGGCGTAGTGTCATTGAACCTCCATTCGCCTTGGAGAGTGTTCGCGTGACTATCCTCGAGGAAGTAAACGCCAGCGGCGGAGACGACGTGATCATCCGCACGCTGGAGATAACCAGCGACGCATGGCCGACGCCTATTCTGTTGTCCACCGGGTTCCGGGATCAGGTCTGCGTAACGGAGGATAGCCGAACGCTTACCTTCCGTGGCGTTAACATGTCGATCACACTGCCGAAGAAGGACAACAAGGGTAACCAGTCCCTGGCCTTCGCTGTGGATAATACGACGGGTGAAGTCTCTAGGTACGTCGATACGGCCATCGAAGCTAATGCCCGTGCCACGGTCATTTACCGTACCTACTTGTCCAGTAACAAGAGCGCGCCTCAAGAGAGGCCCTACCGCTTGACGATCCTCGGCGGCGAGCTGCGAGGCATTATCGCTCAGCTCCAATGCGGGTATTTCAACGTGATCGGAACTTCCTGGCCGCGTCGCTACCTGACTGCAGACTACGCCCCGGGATTGAGGTACTTGACATGAACTGGGTGAATCACTATCTGACGGAAGCTGTATACGTGGACGGCGGGCGGGGGCCCTTCGAATATGATTGCTGGGGTCTTGTACGGGAGGTTCGCGCTAAGCACTTGGGGCTTTCTGAATTGCCTTCGTATGGCGACCTGCGAAACGATAAGCCGAAGATGTTCACCCGGGCATACCGGGATGAGTCCGCCAAGCTGCGCCCCTGCGAGCCAGAGCACGGCGCCATCGCTGCGGTGATGATTGGCGAGATTTGTACGCACGTCGCCGTTGTTCTCGACTTTGACGGCGAACTGTTCATCCTGGAAATCAATCCCGACAAAAGCGCCCGTCGTGTTAGGCTTTGCGAGTGGCTGAAGAGCCATGGCCGAGTAACCTTTCACACGGATCGCACAGAATGATCGAAGTCTTCGCCAGCCGCTTCCCGGATGCCGCCAAAGAGCAGTACCAGCTGAGCGGCAAGACTACTGTTTTGCAGTGGCTGTACGACCATGGGATCGAAGCGGATCGCGATTTACAGTCGCTGCCGATCAGTGTTCACGTAAACGGCATCCATCAATTGCCGTGCGCTTGGGAAAAGCTTGAGATCTCGCCGTGCGACTACGTAGAGATCTACCGGGAGCCGAAAGGTACAGACCCCTTCTCGATCACCTTCGCGCTGATCTTCGGTGCTAAAGCGGCGCTCGCGGCGCTTATGCCAAAGCTCCCGACCCAGTCTTCTGCCGGTGGAGGTCGATCCGGTGAAGGGCTGGACGAGGCGAACGCCAAAGGCAACAAAGTAAAGCTGAATTCGATTCGAACCGAGATATTCGGGCGCAACCCGCAACGGTATCCAGACTTCGCTACCCCCGGTCGCCGGTACTTCGCCGCGCCACGGGAGCAGCGCGTGGAGCTCTGCCTGTTTGTCGGTGTGGGATACTACGAGATACCCGTAAGCCGTGTGAAGGTGGGCGAAACCCCGTTAACCACACTGGGCGACGATGCTCGCTTCGCACTTTACGAGCCAGGTCAATCCCTCGCAGCTGATGCAGCCCATTACAACTGGTACCCAGCGCCCGAAGTCGGACCAAGCTCCAGTGGTTCGCCCGGCCTCGAACTTACGGTTTCCACGACCCTGACTGAATCCGTAACCGCCACGGCGATGACGTTCGACGCTAAAACGGTAGCTATCGCCGTGGGCGCCGGGTCCTTCCCTGCGGACTGGACGCCCGGACTGCTGATCCGCATCGCCGCGCCGTATAACTACACCGTGGTCGACGGGGGTTCCGCCGGCCGCGACGTGATCAACGGCGATATCGCGGCCTTGGGTTTCCCGAACGGGGCGACTATCGAGATCGCCGGGGTTAACGCAGGAACCTACGTCGTCCACGCGCAGACCGCCACGACGTTGGAGCTGGACTATTTGGGCGGCGTTCCGGCCACGGGGCTGGTGCTCGGCGATGTCGTCATGGCTTTCGGATACCCAGGGCTGCGGTTCAAGATCACTGCCATTTCCGCGCAGCTAATGTCCGTTGATCGATTGCTTGAGGATGGCTCTGTCGACGGTGTGTGGACCGGTTGGTCTCTGCGAACCACCAGCCAAGGGCAGATCCGGTTGGACACCTCGAACTACACCGGCGGCTACCGTGGCGCGTTCCCGGCGTGCCCGGAAAACGAAGTGGTCGACATGATCGAATGGAGCTTACTCTACACGACGCTGATCGGTATCGGTCGGGAAGGGCAGGAGTACGCGATCTCCAGCGGTCATGTGTTCGAGTACCGCGACATGGCTGTCGGAGGAGCTTGGACCACGCTCACCAAGTCGGTGTCCGGTAATTCTATGGACGTGGTCGGGTTTACCTTCCGCGAAATACTCCCGTACCCCATGCGCCCTGAATGTCGGATCCGCCGCCTGCCCCCTCAAGGGTCCAGTGGTCGAAACGATGAAGCGCAGGACGACTCTCAGTGGTACAGCCTATACGGCCGAATGTTCACCCAGTCCCCTACGTCTTACGAGGGTATGACCATGCTCACCGCCGATATCCGGGGCGGCGATCGCCTGAGTACCCGCGCTGAGAACCTCATATCGCTGGAGTGCACCCGTAAGCTACCGGTCTTGCGCAACGGGATGTGGCTGCCTATGCAGCCCACTCGCGAAATCTCCGCGACCATTGGGTACATCTGCCGGGATTCGGGATACTCGGACACCGAAGACCTCGACATCGCGACTTTGGAACGCTTGGAGCGAACCCGCTGGACGCCGAGGGGCGAATACTACGACAAGATCGTAACGGATCAGGATACGGTGAAGGGCTACCTGATCGAAGCGCTAATCCCGGGTATGTCCGAGCTTACGATTGATCGCGGCGTGATCACCGCTGTCCGCGATGAGCCACGCGGGGAGACGTTCGACCACGTCTATAACCCTCGCGTGATGTTGGCGCCCTTGTCCCGGAACTTCACAGGCCCGCAGTTACCCGACCAGTTCGACGGCGTGGACGTAGAGTACTACGACCATCTGACCAAGCAGGACGAAGTCGTTGAGTGCCGGCTGCAGATCGCGCCGGGCGTTTACGAACCTGGCGTCAAGGTGAAAAAAGAACGGTTGGAGGGGGTTGGAGATCGCACCAGAGCTTGGCGATACGGTATGCGCGTTCGCCGCAGCTTCCTCTACCGTCAAGGATCGTATGAGTTCGAGACGGAACTAGCCGGCCTGAATAGCAGCTACTTCTCGTATGCTGGCCTGGGCGACTCGACACCAAGCTATGGGCAGAACGCCGAGATCATCGGATATGTTGCCGGGACGCCCGTAACCTTGGTTTCCTCCATCGCGCTCGACTGGTCGCAGGGAGGCGTATACAAGGTCTTGGTGCGTCGCCGAGATGGCAGCGCCTCGGGCCCTTATACCGCTACGCGGATAGATGACCGGACGTTTACCATCCCTTCGCTGGACTTCGAACCCGTCCTAAACACCGCTGCGCAGCCCCCGATCATCCAGTTCGGACACGAATCGAGGTGGGTCTACCCCGCTTTGATCACCGAGGTCAACCCGAAGGGTACCCGAACCTGCTCAATGAAAGCGGTTAACTATGATGTTAGGATGTACGCTGACGACAACAACTTCCCGCCTGCCGGAGCTTAACGCATGGCCAACACCTACGACACGAGCGGCGAGCCGCTAGGTTCAACCGCCCCGAAGGTCTTGTATAACAACGCCGGGAACTTCGACCTCGCGATCAACAGTCAGCAGAACTCCTGGACTGACCGGCCTCCGTTCAACCGGAACCGCTTGACGCTCTGGGGCGCGGAGCAGATGTGGCTCCAGTTCCTGGCGAACAGCGGATATGAACCCGTGCATCTCGTCTACGTCGACGGCGTGCCGCTGCAAGTCGATCGCCCGACACAGCTTATAGACCGCGCGGGGATCTCTTACCGCGTCAAGCTTCCGTCCAGCTTCCCTGTAATGCTCACGGGCACCTGGGCGACAGACCAAAACCTACTGGTAGACGTGGCGGATGCAGCGCTACGACAGGAATTGGCAGGCGCAGACGGCGTCGATCTTGTGACCGGGGCGACCCCGCAGGTGCTGACCCTGGCCGCTCTCAAGGCCCGAGTGGGCCGTTATGACAAAGATCAAGTTGCACTGCTGAGCAACGAAGCTACTACTCCGGGCCGCGGGTTCCGGCACTACTACTGGGATGCAGCCAGTACGCAAACCGAGCAAATCCCTCTGATCGTCCAGGCAACCGGGGTGACCAATGGCCGGTGGAAGCAGGTCGAGGTAGTCACGCTGCGTTCCAGTGATTGGGGTTGGGTCGGTAACGGTGACGACATCACCACCAAATTCGCTGACCTGATGACATATGTGGGTTCCCTTGGCGCCATCGGCAAGCACGTCACCTTCCAAGTTGAGGCTGGCGAATACACTGCGTCCACTTGGCCTAACTGCGCTTACCGAGGTTTCCGCATGGAAGCCTTGGGCGAGGTGATCTTCACTAACACAGGTACCGGCTACAACTTCGTACTGGATGGCGGCGCGCTGGCCGGCATGCGCATGGATGGTGTGTCGATCGGTTCACCTGAAAGGCCGTTCACTTTCCGGGGCGGTGCAACCAAAGGCGGTGGCATCTACGCCCGCGCCCTGGTCGGCAAGGACGTCAAGGTGTATGCCAACGTCTACGGCTGCGGCACCAGCTCGGCGGCGTTCCGTAGTGAATGGTGCGTGCTCTGCGAGTTCCACCTGAACGTCACCCCAGGTGACTTGAGCACCGGCGCTGAAGCCTGGTACCAGGGGGGCCAACCTGCTGCAGGGATCTCGCTGAGCCAGCGCCTTTCGGGTGAGCAGACTTCGTATTGCTGGTTCCCGAACCTCGTTACCAATGCCTGCCAGGTTGGTATCTACTTGGATAGCACGTTGGGGAACAACCTTGAACACGGGGATTCGGAATACTCTTCGGTCTTCGGTTTGTTGACCACGGTCAACGCGCTTAAGGACAAGATCACGGGGATGAACTTCGAGGTTAACCCCACCGACATTAACTGCCTCGGCAATGGCTTGGTATTCCTGAATGCACATTGCGTAAGCATGGTTTTTGTCACCGGGTCGGAAGGATGCAAGGCGGTCTCTTGCCTAGTGGATACCATCCTGGTCAACTCCGGTGTGATCGGTACGCATATCGCCCTTACGTCGTTTAGCCGCGGCCTATCCAGTTCGGATATAACCGACAACGGGACCGATACTCGGCACACCGCCAACTACAACATGACGACCAAGAAATACCAGAACGCGCCGCGGACGGTATTCGCCCCGGTGGTGTCGTTCCCTGGAGGTATCTTCACCTGGACGAATACCACCGGGGATACCGTGCTGGTACAGGGTACTGGCGGCACTATCAGCAACGTCAGCGTTGGAGCGGGTGCGGATGTCGCAACCATCCCTTATCCTATGCCGCGGATCTCCGTTATGAACGGGGAAGATATTAAATTCGCCGGCAGTGGCGCTCTGGCGTTCAGAGTATGGAGGGGCCAGTAATGCAAGTTGTGAACGTAGACCAAGACGGCAAAACCACTATCGTGTGCGAGCATTGCCAGAACTTGACTTATGCTTTCAATCCCGTGAACCCCGGGCTGCTAGCCATAGCGCATTGCGGCGCGTGCAAGCGCAATGCCAAAGGCGAGTTGAACACCTTCGATCTGCAACAGTTCCTGAAAAACGGGGGTAAATGATACACTGCGCCAAACCTGGGGAGGTGAGGCGCATGATTAACATGGTATTCGATGACCTCGGCTTGATCGCCGCCGGATTGGTGGGCGCTTTAGTCGGGGTTTTCGCACAGAAAGAAATAATCACCTGGCAGCAGCGCCTCGTGTTCATCGGTAGCGGACTGGCAATTGGCTACTATGTCACACCGCTCATCATCGACTTATACTCAATCAAAGAAGGGCTAACAGGCGCGGTCGGGTTCCTTCTGGGAGCTTTCGGCGGCGGCATCATGACAGCCGCGTTTAAAGCGATTGGGAACCTGGATCTTCTTGAGATACTCAAAAGCCGCATAAGCGGAGGAGATCCAAAGTGATCGAGACATTCGGTGATTTAGCGGTAGCCGGTATTGTTGTCCATGCGGTCTGGTGTCTACTTTGCCGGCGCGTAAGCGACGGGATCATCGGGAAGCTGCTTTACCTGTTGCTCTCGCTCGCTGCTTTTTCCTACCTGAGCCATCCATCACACAATTCGCAGATGCTGCTGAACGTCAGCTTCTTCGCGATTGGCGTTCGCCACTGGTGGATGAAAAGCATCTGGAAGCATGTTAAAAGGTCCATTCAGCATTTCTTCCAAGGTAAGCATCCATGACTCCACAGCTACTGTCCGAAGCGATGGGCATCCCGCTGGTACGGGCGCGTAAATGGGCGGAACCTCTTGCTAAGGCTATGGCCGGCGGGCAGATCAATACACGGTTACGAACCGCTGCATTCTTGGCGCAAGTCGGCCACGAGACGAATGGTTTACTTTGGGTGCGAGAATTGGGCGGCTCTTCATATTTCGCCAAATACGAAGGCCGTAAGGATCTCGGCAACACTGCACCCGGGGACGGTCCGAAGTTCTTCGGTCGCGGGCTTATCCAAGTCACCGGCCGCGCCAACTATCTTGCGGCAAGTAAAGCCCTTTTCGGGGATGACCGTTTGCTTAAGACGCCGGAGTTGCTGGAGCAGCCGGAATGGGCAGCGGAATCGGCAGTTTGGTTCTGGTCGTCGCGCAACCTGAATGCACTGGCCGATGTTGACCGGTTCACCGATCTGACCAAGCGGATCAACGGCGGTACGAATGGCATCGAGGATCGCAAACTCCGCTACCGGCAAGCGCTGAAGGTGCTCTCGTGACGCAAGGATACGGCTACATCACAGTGGCGCTGATCGGGTTTGGCGCTGCGTGGTACGTCCAGGGGTTGCGCTGGGAATCGGACGTTGCGGCGATCCGGCACGACGCCGATCAAGCCCTGATCGTAAACGTCGACGCGGTGAACCAACAGCTAATCGTGTCTCGCGCACAGACGGAAGAGATCCGCAAAGTCTTCTTCGATTACAAAACGGGTAAAGAGAATGAAACGTCTGCTCTTGAGCGGGATGTTGCTGACGGCATTAAGCGGCTGCGGGTCAAAGCAACCTGCACCCCAGCAGTGTCCGCCCCCGGAACCGTTCCCGGCGGAGCTGGAGAGGGAACCGCAGAACTTGAACACGCTGCTCGATCGGATTATTTCGCCCTTAGACGAGAAGCCGACCGGCAGTACGGAGAGTTACAGTTCTGCCGGTCGGAATTGAGGAAGCGGTCAGCTAAGTGATTTTTCGCACTCTGCCTATGTAAACGATGTTTTGCAGATATGACTTTTGACTTCGGCCTTTCGCGTAAAATTCGTACTCGCAACCGTTTTTCGTCCAAGTGCAATGCCATCTGCCTGAAACGTTTCTGCTAAACCGAATACGCGTCTTAGCAGGAGATGAGATAAACGCCGCCAAGGCGGCTATTAAGCAATTGCTCGGGTACATCCTCATTCTCGCTTTCCCTCCTGCCTTAGTTTTTGGATTTCAGCTATAAGCGCTAGAACAACCTCCGGGTTAGCCGCGGCTATAAACTTCATGTCGTGTTCACCCCGTGACTCCCAATGATTAGGCGCAGGGTCACCTGAATCGTCAAAGGCCACGCTATGCCCCGCATTAGTATTTACAAACCAGTGCGAGGACTTCCCGTCGTAAGAGCCGTAGTCCTCGGCTATCCAATCCCCTTTAGAAGCGGCAGCAGCTAGGACTGACAGTTCGTCTAGGTCTACTTCGACGTTTCCATTCGGCTTTAGCAAAGACCTAGACGCTATCCACGCGGCCCGAGCTATCTCCTCTTCCTCATAGGTGTAGCCGCCCATACAGACGCCATGAGAAGCCTGTGAGCCTAGCCAATCATCGAATTCATTCACAGTAATACTCCCCTTCCTCAGTTGCATTTTGCGCCGCGGCTGTCGCCTGGCAGATGGTCATGGCGTCTCGCGTGAAATACGCGGCGACGGGTTCCGGTTGGCAGATCGGGCAGTGCAGAACGTAAAGCATGGTTAGGATTTTCATGCTGCATCCTCCTTCAGTTCGTAACCGCGATGCTTCATCGCTTCCATGAGAATGTCCTGCACCTCTCGTTTGCTGTGCAGACGCTCGATTACCAGTTCATCGATAGTGTCCGCCGCCATGATTAGGTGCATGAACACCGGGCGCTTAAAGCCAGCCTGCAACTGGCGGGTTGGGCCGATACGTTCAATAGCCTGCAGGTAGTTCTCCAGCGACCACGAGTAGCCGAAGAACGCCATGATGTTCGTGTGGTACTGCAGTCCGTCCACACCATGTCCCATTGAAGCTGGATGGCCGAACCAAATACTGCCTTCCCCGTTCTGTGCTCGCTCCAACCCGCCTTTGGCTGACAGGTCTATGCCATCCGGGAAACGCTTCTTGAGCCGCGCCAAGTCCGACTTGAAATTATAAAGGCACAAGATAGGCATACCGCTAGCTTCCTCTACGATCTCCTCAAGCGCGTCTAGCTTCTCGTCGTGCAGGACTTCCCACTGGTCGGTAGAGCCCTCGGTATAAGCCGCGCCAGACGCGACCTGCAGGAGCTTCATCGACTTGGCTGCGGCGTTCAGGGCCTCGATCTGCTGTCCGCTCTCCAGCTCCATGAAGAATTGCTTCTCCATCTGCTTGTACATGACCTTGGCCGCGGGCGGCATTTCGACGTAAATCTTGTTCACGATTGGCTCTTCCAGCGGGAACCAGTCTGCGGCGTCGATTGTGATACACACGTCTTTCAACGCAGCCTGGATCTGCTCTTGGGCTTGCTCTGTCGCCTCAACACCGAAGCCCGTACGCGAAGCCCTGAACCAGCGTTGCTTGAACGCGTCGAAGGTCCGACCGAGGCGATCGCCCTTGTCGATGAACCACGCTTGCCCCCACAGATCCTGCAGCCCGTTTGGGCTTGGCGTACCAGTCAACTCGATAAAGCGCTTGATCTTGGTATGGGCGACCCGTGCCAGGGCTTTCGCACGCTGCGTACCCTGACGCAGACGGAAGCCTTTGAGCTTGGTTGCCTCATCCGCTACTAGCGTCTTGAAGGGCCACTTGTCGCCGTAGAATTCGACCAGCCAGGGCAATTGCTCGAAGTTAGTGGTATAGATCGGCGCTTTGATGCGCAGCGCCGCCTGACGTTCTTTCAGCGAACCGATGATCGGCACGACGCGCAGGTGCTTCAAGTGGTTCCACTTCTGCACTTCGTTCGGCCAGGTGGTGCGGGCTACGCGAAGCGGCGCGACGACAAGCACAGGATAGACGTCTTCCAAGAGCGCGATGTCTTCCAGCGCTACGAGAGTCGCAGATGTCTTCCCGGTACCAGGGGAAGACCACACCGCGCAACGCTTGGTCGCGATGATATGGTCGACGATCAACTCCTGGTATTTGCGAGGAATGAAGTCAGTTGCCATCTAGCACCCTTCCTTGATTGCTAACTAGTACGCGTAAGTTTGAGCAAAGATCAAGGACCATACGGTCGACCGCTTCATAGCTATCCAGCCACACCACTTCGGCACCCGCAGCACGGCGACGTTCATGGTCGCGCACCTGAGCTTCGGTAGGCTTTTTGCCGGTCGCTTTCAGCTCAACGAACAACACGCGCCCGCCGAACGTGATCAGCC